TTGGCAGTCAGAGATCATGAACGAACTCTACCGCCAGGCTCCGTACGTCGGTGACTTCAGCCCGAAGATCGTTATCAACGAACTTGACCCCGAGCGACGCTATGCTATTGGCGCGGTAGAGCTTTCGAACAAACTTGCGATCAATCCACTCGAGTACAGCGTTAGCTCCGGTGCTCAGGGCATGAATCTTGTGCTGGTTCCAGTGGTCATCAATGAGGGCAAGATGTTTCCGCTGGATACCTTCATCCAGAACGGGAAGGCCCAGCCTCTGACGGAGGATCGGCTCAAGCGAGCAATGTTCAGGCCCCAGGTGTTTGAAGCTGCCGCCGAGCGTCCTGGTGACCAGGATATGCTGAACATCCTCTACCCGCCCTATCGATCTGGTGGATTCGGCCTCGGTAACGCCCGTGTGGGACAGCTTGAGACGCCAAAGACCAGTTCTGTGCGGCCTGAGTTCCTGGTAGAGGCCATTGCCGGCACCGTGAAGGAGGCTGACGTCAGACGGCTGGAAGAGACCCTGGGCACAGATAGGGACCTGCGCCACGCGCTGCTCGATAACGATGCTACTCGCAGTTGGCTTTCAAAGCTGGCTTTCAAGGACCGGGGCAGGGCGTCAGGGGAGTCGATGCTGAAGGAGGCCCTCCACGCAATCCCACCGAAAATCATACAGATCATCAAGACCGCTGGTGGGTTCCTCGTCAAGACCGCGAATCCAGATACCCTCCTCCCCGAGGAAGAGGTGGTTGATCGTCCAACTGCAGTCAATATGGTGGGTTCGGATGTTGTCAACAAAGTCGAGCGCAACGGGACCGAGACAATCTCTACGAACTCGGTGGTGAAGGAGACCCTGGACGACATGACCATCAAGGTCGTGGACGAGTTCGGGGAGTACCGAGTCAAGACCCAGGACGGCAAGGAACTGGTTGGTTGGGTGTTCCCCAGCTGTCTGGACCTTGATGGTCACAACCTTTCGATCGCTGTGTTCGCCAATGGTAGCGAGTCTGCCTTCCAGGAGGACATCGCCGGCAATCTCGTGGGAAAGAGTTCCAACCTCATCAATGAGGACCCCACTGGTTTTGGCTGCTTCTACCTCGCTCGTGGGGGTAGCGCCGTGGCGATGGTGCCAATGACCATCATGGGAGTCTCCCAGGGCCCTGATGGGAAAGACACCTACCATGCCCAGACGATCATGGGGGCCGAGGTCCAGGTACAGCTGGTGCCCGGTCTCCGGGAGGTAGCACCCATGGACGATGGAGTGTTTGCCATCCCCGAGGACTGTGGCTGGCTACCCATGCGGGAGATGACGGAGCTGGCCTCCACCCCTGGGGAGTTCGGCAAGACGGCCGAAGCTCAGCGTCTACCCCACAAGGTCGAAGTCATGTGGGAGTCGGGTGGTACCTACAGTCTTCGCGGTCAGCCGGTAGAGAAGCTGGCTGCTGTCCTGCCATGCAAGTTCATCAACCACGACCAGGCGATGTTCAACCTCGCAATTCTGGGTGTGGAACCCAATTTTGCTCGAACGAAGTTGGCTTCTGCCAAGAAGCTGAGCAGGTGGTGTTCGATCGATGGCGTTCGCCAGGTCACCTTCGTCACCGAGAAGTATGCTGCGGCCGAGAAGCGGGCTGCCAAATACATCGAGCGTCTGCCTAAGATCAATGTCCTGATGCTGAAAGAGGCCGCCTCCCTGGACGATCCACTCTCTGTAGATCGAGTGCTCTCTGTCGGTTTCCTCAACCCTGAGAACGTCTCGACGTTCGTGTCGTATCTGCCGGAATTCGAAGACACGCTCTCCAAACTTTCCGAGCTGCTGATTGCGTCCAGGCTCGGGCTCTCCAACATTGACATGGGGGCATTAGAGCGCGTAACTCGTCACCTGGATAAAGTTGTTGATGGCTTGCGCGAACTCACACAACACCCGACAGCTTGAGCGCAATCTACTTGAAGGGCCGGCAGTAGAATGCGTCTCACGCCAAGATCACCATCCGAGTTCTTCATCAAGTACCTTCTTTCGAAGGCGGATGAGGAGGCTAATGAGCAGCTGATCATGGATCAGCTAGATCGTCTGGGCTTAGACGGACTTAACCTTAATTACATTCGTCGTGTTCAAGAGGAGATGGGGCCCAGACCAGACCCCTTTCTACCAGAGGACCCCACCCACATGCCCAGCCGGCGGTGGTTGAAGGGTCTGAAGATCTTCGACATGTGGGCGCAAACGCCTTCTACCAAGGAGGCGTTTGTCATTCTGCAAGATGCCTACGTGCAAGAAAAGCTGCGACCGTTGTTGCTTTCGTCCATGCACCCTGCGGTCATCGCCAAGCGTCTCCGTAAGTACACGTCAATCCCCCTTACGCGCGATGGCGTGACAGCCTACAGGCACTACTTCTGGAACCGGATGCTGATGACCCAAGGACAATGGATGGAGTACTTCAATGACCAAGCGGGATCCAATGTCCTGGCTCAAGGTCTCCTGACACCAACAGACTTGGTTCCCAAGCACTTGCCATGGGTGGTGGGCATCAGTGGACCATCTGCGGGCTTCAACATGGTGGAAGCGGCCGCCCGCATCGGCCAGATCGCAGTCAAGCATGCGATCGAACTTGAGAACGTACGCTGCTCGGTGGACACGAGCATGGCGCTGAAAAACTGCATGACGACGCTGGAGAAGGCCAATGCCATCCTTCGCCAGAGTGATGTCGCGCTCCAGGACGTGCTCAGGCAGTTCCAGCAGTTCCGCATGAAAATGGATCGAACTAAGATAATTGAGATCCAGGCCCTTACTCCGCAAGGCAACTACAGTAAGTCGGGAGAAGGCACGGATGTCGATGACGAAGATTTCTAATCAGGAGGCTGTACAATGAATGATCTTCCCAAGCCCGCATTCATCAGCGATGAAGAGCGGGAGGTTGTAGCGAAGGTCGCGCAAGCTGGTGATGCTAAGGTCTCGGACGTGGAGAAGGCAGTCGTAGTGGCTGTCCCCCTACTGGAGTCCGACTGCGTGATTGTAAAGTACCTGGAGAAGGAGGGTGACCTCCTCTACCACGTGTGGCCGGGCCCGATGGTGGCGACCGAATACTGGGGTGGTGGGTTCTTCGGCCTGGATGTGTTGTCGGCTGCAGAGGAGAGCTATCCCTCAGTTAAGCCGCTAGTGGAGTTCATCCAGGAGGTCGATAGCTACTGTGTTACGATCCCTGCGATCAATAGGAGACCACTGCCACCGAACGAAGACACCTTTCGCCGTTTTGCGGAGATCTTGGATCGAAAGGTAGGAGAGGGGCTAGCTAAAGGAAATGGGCTAGCTAGCTAAGTTAGAGGCGGCCTAAGGCCGCCTCGATATTGGCGGACGGCAGATAGCAGGGTGGACGATCTAGTTGGTCGCACAACTAGAAGTCCTCGAAAACAGCACCCACCTGCTACCTGCTCACGTCCCTTGCTCCTTTGCCGGTTGGCCAAGGGGGAGTCAAAGCAGCTTCTTGGTACTTGAAACTCACCTACGGCTGCCGGTTGATCGGTGTTGGAGACTCGGATGAAGGGTTACACCCAATTAGAATCTCCTCGACCGAGGCGAGACCGACGCCCTCGGTGGCGACTGCAGAGGGCTAGCTACAGCCTTCCCTGCTTTCTTCCTTATACCGAGAACAGGTACTTGTTTTGCTAGTCGACCTTCGCCGCGTTCGTGCTCGAAAAACTGAGATCGATATGCCGGTCTCCCTCGCGCGACAGCTCGTGGACGGCAAAGTTTACACCGAGCCGTTCTATGATTTTAACGATGAAGGTGAACCACAAGACTTTGGGATCGATCATGACCCCGATGACGTGGAGGAGACCGAAGCTCGTCTAGACTACATCTACAATGTCGCTCCATCTGAATTCGCGGAGACCGCAATCAAGATCGCGGACAAGGGCTCGGTCGACAATTTCAATTTTGGTCCGCGTCCATACCTGCGTCGTATCTACGACACCAGTGAACGAAAGACTTTGCTGCTGGCGGGCAGACAGGTTGAAAAATCGACCACGTTAGGTAACAAGCTGCTGGCCTACAGTTGTCTCATTAACTACTTCAAGAGCCTGTATGTCAGTCCCTCGTCAGAGCAGACGAAGGTGTTCTCTAACGATCGTCTCGCTGATCCTATCAGCATGAGCCCGGTCGTCCAGGCATACACCAACACCAAGCTCACAAACGCTGTTTTCCACAAGAAGTTCATCAACTACTCTCAGATCCGACTCCGCTACGCCTACCTTACCGCGGATAGAGTAAGAGGTATTCCATCTGACCTGATCGACATTGATGAGATCCAAGACATTCTGGTCGACAACATTCCCGTCATTGAAGAATGTGCAAGCCATAGCGACTGGAAGATTTTCAACTATTCTGGCACGCCTAAGAGCTTGGACAATACGATCGAATACTATTGGGCGAACTTCTCTACCCAGAATGAATGGGTAGTCCCGTGTGAGCACCATGGGACACCCGGGGACAAGGGGTCTTGGCATTGGAATGTCCTGGGAGAGGACAACATCGGTACCGATGGTCTCATCTGTGATCGTTGCCATCAGCCGATTGAGGTCTACCACCCAGACGCTGCATGGACAGCCATGAACCCAGTGACCGAGAACAACAAATCTAAGGTCACATTCGAGGGCTATCATATCAGTCAGTTGATGGTGCCATGGGTAGTAAAGACGCCAGAAGGATGGCGGGGCCTGCTAGAAAAGCAGAAGCGCTACTCCAGGCAGAAGCTTAACAACGAGGTCTTTGGGCGCAGTTACGATAGCGGCACGCGCCCCATCACTCGTGGGCAATTGAAAGCCTGTTGCCGCGAAGAGATCCGACTCGGAGACTTCGAACACTTTACGAAATTTGCACATAGCCAAGACATCTTTGCCGGTATTGATTGGGGAAGCGGCGAACAGGCTTACACTGTCATCTCACTGGGCACGTACTTCGGGACGGGCGCATTCACTGTCTTTTGGTCTCACCGTTTCGTGGGCGAAGATCTAGAACCGCCAAAGCAATTGGAACGTATTTGCAATATCCTATCGCGTTACAACATCCAGCTTTGTGGCTGCGATTATGGTGGCGGCTTCGATCGCAACGATCATCTCATGCGTGCCTTCGGTCCACAGAAGATCCTCAAGTTCCAATACAACGCCAATCAAAAGAAGGGGAAGGTCGTCTGGCAGCCCACGCTTCGCCGCTTCATGTGTCACCGTACAGAAGTCATGAGCGATGTATTCAACGCGCTCGTGCGCAAGCAGATCGCACTGCCGAATTGGGATGACTTCTTCGAGCCCTACGGACAGGACATCCTCAACATCTTCAGCGAGTACAGCAAACAACTGCGCATGACCATCTACAATCATTCGCCTGGGTCTACCGATGATACTTTCCACAGCATCCTGTACTGTTTCTTGGCATCCATGATCAAGTACCCACGGCCTGACATCATCGCGCCGTTGAAAGACACGGGCGAGGACTACCAACCCCGTCGCCGGCACTAGCTAAGAAAAGTTCGACCTGGAGGACCCAGGGAACCTTGGTATGAACTAGTCGAAGAGGTAGCGGACGGGGATGACGAGGATCTGTTGGGGACTGAGGGACTGGAAGTATCGGGCTGACACCCGGTGGGTAACGCCGTCCTCGTACTGCATGAGGACCTCGCCGCCCTTGCAGAACCGGGCTTCCTCAGTCACGGGGTTGCGCCCCACAACCTTACCGCCGACGGTCCTGACCTTGACCGTGGCCTTGGAGTCGTCCCACTCAGTGATCTCGTAGTGGGTGTGCTGATTGACGATCATATGCTTCTGGGGCATCGTAAAACTCCTCTCTTGGTTACAATTCTTATCCCCAAAAGCAATCCAGTTTTGCAGCTAAAAAGGGCTCGAACCCGAAGAACTCGGGGAGCCGGGCCATACATTGGCCATCAGGAGGTGGGTGTCTTTCGGCGGAGCTTAGCTCGTAGCGCCTTCCAAGCAGGGATCCTCAAAGTCGTGGGACCTTGCACTACATGTTCCCCATTCTCGATCATACTGCGGGGGAGCCAGCACCGAGTATGCCATGAGGCACCAGGAACACCTTGAAGTACCAGCACTGCGCGCTCGGTTACAAATGATACAAAGACCTCGACAGTAACCAGCGCGTTACGATCGCCTTCTATGATCTTGGTCCCGTATTGTTTCTCGATAGCCGCCCGCTCCTCGGGCGACATATCTTTAAGGGCTCGTACGGGGCCATCCATCTTGGTTGGGTCCAGCGCGTCCTTGATCGCCAGCTGGAGTGCCATGCGGGGATCTTTGGTGGACCTGCCACCGCCCAAGTTGATGGGCGTACTGACCAGCCTCAAGCCCTTCTCTATGCCCTTGATCCTCTTGTTCACGGTGACCTCCGTAGTTAGGAGGTCGCTGCGAAAGTCAGACCGAACTCCAGGGCCTGGGCAGCCGTGATGGTGGTGATGTCTCCGAGCTGGGCTTTGACCAGATCTAGGGGCAGGCCGATGTGCGGAGCCGGGTCTCCTGGGTGGACGGTGAATACCACCTCCTGGCCATCTTCCAAGCCGAGGATGATGACCGAGTGCTTGGCCTCGTTGCCCACGAAACCTTCGATCTCCAAGAATGCCTCCCCCGTGTTCTTGGGGTCTACGAGCTTGACCTCTGTGTCCGCGGGCACCTGGCGGAGGTTGATGACGCCCCTTCGACCGATCAGGGGGATGTCGGCCTTGAACGCTACACAGCCCGGCAAGACATGTGGGTGACGATGAGGCCACCAACAGGCCCTAAGCAGGGCCTGATTGATCTCGAACATGTCCGCCGCCACCCAGTAGCTGCCCTGCTGCTCCTCGTGGCCGAAGAGTCTCCGGCGCAGAGTCGTTTCCCAGTAGGTCGCGAGAAACTCCATGGTGGCCTTGATGGCGGCCACCACCCTCGTGTTGTACTGCCGCTGGCAGCGGTCAGCCGCCTTCTTCCAGCTGGCATCCAACTCCGTTCGTGTCTGCATGCGATCTCCCTTGTTGTGGTGGCCTACTACGACCACGACCGCGACCACGACCGCGACCCCGACCCCGACCGCGACCCCGACCACGACCGCGACCCCGACCACGACCACGACCACGACCGCGACCCCGACCACGACCACGACCGCGACCGCGACCCCGACCCCGACCTAGACCCAAACCCCGACCCAGACTCAGACCTATAGCGTTGCTTGCATGACCGCTGCATCACTTCACCTTCCCGAAGCTCTCCACGCACGCCAGCATCACGTACATCTCGTTGGGGAGGGCCTGAGCGTCCTTCCAATCCTTCTCGGTGAACGCACCGGTCTCGTACACGATGGCGGGATCTTCGAGGAGCACGTACTTCTCGTTGACGCCGACGAGCTTGCCCGTATAGATGTAGTTGAGACAGAACAGCGTGATGCGCTCACCCATCAGAGAATCGAAACCGGACTGCTCCTGAACTTCGATCAGCTTCTTCATTGGCACTCCTTTCAAATAGGTATGCCCATCCTGCGAGCTTTCGCCCGCATTTGGGTCTTGGCGTCATCCACGTTGCGGTCGGTCCTTCGTTGAATGTCGCGGAGTAGATCCAGGACCTTGTACAGATCGTCCTCCGTCAGCTGTTCCCAGTTGATGGGATAACGAGACCCCACCATCGTGTAGACCCGTGCTTCGATCGCGCGAACGCGCTCGGCCTTACTCATGCGAACTCCTTTCTCGGTTACCTTTCTTATAGCTAAAAATGACCCCCGCTTTACAAGCCGGGGATGAAGGTGGGATGCGGGCAGGACTAGAAGATCTTGGAGAGCAGCCAGCTGACCGGACCCGACTCCCAGTCCAGCCCCTTCCGGCCGATGATCTCGACTCCGAGCGCGCCGACGCCCACCGCTCCGACGATCGCGGACGTGCCTACGGCCTTCCCCTGCCAGCCCTCCTGCTCGAAGAGGGCCTTGGTCGTGCCGTACAGCGTGTTCTGCTTATGGCGGAGGACCTCGCCGACAGCCCCGAGCACGCCGGCCTTCACGGCGTTCTCGATGACCTGCGGATCTCCCAGCCGCTTGCCGAGGTCGTCGAGCAGCTTCTCGGTCGGGTCCACCTGCTCGGGCTCCTGCGCTTCGGCGACGTTCGCCTGAGCTTGTGAAGATCGTGGCTGGCGTATGTGACTCATTTCCTTCCTCCTTGGCCAAGGATGTTTGGGCCAAAAGCGCATTCTCTTGGTCCATAATCCTTATACCCGGAAGGAGATCAGTTTTTTCAGTTTTGGGTGTCTGGAAGCCCTATTTCGGCCTCTATATAGCGATCTAAGGAGTCTGCATGACTGTGTATGCGGTGAATGCGTGCAGATTTGAGCGGCCCGAAGTTCGAGGCCATACTGTGCTCAAATACCAATGCCGCCTGACTCAACTGCTTGCGGGCTTTGTCCAGTATCCGGTAGGTCTGCTGTAAGCTGGTATCAAACCCAAAGCGCTTGCGTCGTCTAAGGTCGGTAAGGAGCGCGACACAAAGATTGAAGATCGGCTTCCATGGATGGATGTCTTGTGTGGGCCCCACCATCCGTTGGAATTCAAGCTCCGTGAACTGGCACATGACTTCTGCCCA